GGTTTAAATGTTTAGGTGAAGCCAGAAAGGCATACGACGACGGCAAGCCTGATGAATGGACAATGGAATTGCTACACGATGAAAACGATAGGGCTTACAAAAGGTGGTACGAATCTATGGAGGATAAGTTCTACGAATTACATGGAAAAGATGCCAAAAAGCATACTTATTGGTTTAACTGTTTTCCAGACAAAGAAGATCCAACTAAGTCAGTTACAAAATTCAAAAAAGCTTGCTGGGTTAATGACAACGGCACGAAAACTGTTGGCCCTAATGTTATTGATTCGACTTGTGAAAAATGGCCTGCTAATAAAGAAATAGGCAATGGATCTAAGGTCATCGTTGGTTACACCATAAAAAAATGGGGCAGAAAAGATGGATGTGGAATGACATTTGATCCTGTAAAAATAATGGTGATGGATTACGTGGAGTATTCAGGCGGTGCTGTTGTTTCTGATGATGAGTTCTTTGGCAACGTCCAAGGCGGCTACTCATTAAAGGACGACGCTGAAAAATCCTTTTGATGCTGAAGTTTAAGCAGATTGATTTACCTATACGTCCAATATCTAAGCCAAGACCAAGATCATTTATGGGCCAAAAGCGTCCATACAATCCT